CCAATCTTAATCTCCCCGAAAACGACCGGTACGGTCCCTAGCGGTCCGTGTGTAGGCCAAACTGAACAGGATTAGAAAAGATATGACCGAGACGATAACTCCCCGGTATGGGGCTACTGAGCCTCGGCTACATAGTCCCTACCTCACGGGCCCTAACCGCGGCGATGAAATAGCGCAGCTGGCCGAAAGTATCGGGCTACCGCTTTTGCCTTGGCAGGATTTTGTAATTCGAGATATGACGGCCGTAGATGAAAATAATATGTTTATCCGTAAGACCAGCCTTGTGTTATGTGCCAGGCAACAGGGCAAAACTCACCTTGCACGTATGATGATGTTAGGCCATATGTTTTTATTTGATAGTCCTAATATCCTTATTATGAGCTCTAATAGATCAATGGCCTTAGACACCTTTAGGCAAGTGGCCTACGCTATCGAGGGCTCAGCTGAACTAAGCCGTCAGGTCAAACAGATCCGCTTTGCTAACGGCACCGAGTCAATAGAGCTAAAAAATGGGCACCGCCTCGATGTGGTCGCAGCTACGAGAGATGGCGCTCGCGGCAGGTCGGCTTCATTGTTATACGTTGATGAGGCACGAGAAATATCCGAGGAGGGGTACCGGGCAGCTACTCCTACTACGCGAGCTAAAGCCAATGCGCAAACACTTATAACCTCCAATGCCGGAGATAGTTTTAGTACGGTGCTTAATGATCTAGTCGAACGCGCTCGCAGTACACCGCCTCGATCGTTTGGGTACTATGAATATTCGGCGCCGCCTTTTGCCAAGATTACGGATCGTGACGGCTGGGCTATGGCTAACCCGGCACTTGGCTATACGGTAACGATGGAAGCTCTTGAGGAGGCAGTAGCTACTCAGCCAATCGAGACTACAAAAACAGAAATGCTTTGTCAGTGGGTCAGTTCGAGCCAATCACCGTGGCCTCATATGTCAGTAGAAAATTCAGGCGATAAGGATCTAAAGCTTGTACCGGGCCCTCTTACTATTTTTGCTTTTGACGTAGCACCGAGCCGCCGAGATGGATCACTCGTAATGGGCCAAGTACTCCCCGATGGCCGGATAGGGGTAGCGGTCCTCGAGATATTTCACTCCGAGGTATCTATCGATGAGCTCTTTGTAGCTAACGCTATTGCCAAGTGGGCCAAGATTTACTACCCGAGAGCTGTCGCTTATGACAAGTACACGACCGCCTCAATCGCTAAACGCCTCGAGGTAAATGGTATTCAGATTATGGATATATCCGGGACTAAGGGGTATCAGGCCTCGGGCGATCTCTACGAGGCTCTCTCTAATAAGCGACTGGTGCACTCGGGCCAAGATGAGCTCGTTACCTCTATGGCTAATTGCGCCGCCAAAGAAAGCGATGCGAGTTGGAGAATTATCCGGCGTAAATCCGCGGGCCCGGTTGATATTGCAATCGGCGTTAGTATGGTCGTACACGTACTAACCCAGCCTTTAGGTGAGGCTAAAGTTTACGTTTAGACACGCACAATATAGCCGTACTTATGCTTGACAATATGGGAAAATGGAGACTATGGGACTACTACAAACACTAGGTTTTAAGTCAGCTGAAAAGCCGACTATTGAGGCCCAGTATGCCCCGGCCGTTATGGATACTACATACGGCTACGGATCGTTTAATACTAATAGCTCTTTTGGTTATAACGGCGTGGGTATCGATCGTAATTTTGCACTACAGGTTAGTAGTGTAGCTCGATGCCGTAATTTAGTAGCCGGAGTTATCTCTAGTATCGATTTAGGACTTTACAAAAAATCAACAGGCGAAAAATTAGGATCTCCGGTTTGGTTAGAGCAGCCGGATCAGCGCCAACCTCGTAGCGTAACTATTGCTGCGACCGTAGATAGTTTAATGTTTTATGCGGTTGCATATTGGCGCGTAAACTCTTTGTATGCGGATGACGGCAGACCATCCGGCTTTGAGTGGGTAGCTAATAACCGCGTTACTTACACTACTAACAAATACGGTACCGAAGTACAGGATTATTTTTTAGACGGACAGCTTGTACCTATGTCCGGTATCGGATCACTTGTAACTTTTCAATCTCTACTCCCTGGGGTATTGCAATCTGCAAGTACTACTATTAAAGCGGCTTGGGATGTACAAAAGGCAGCGGCAGTAAGCGCAGCTACTCCAATGGCTACTACTATCTTAAAAAATAACGGTGCAGATTTACCGGAGTCACAAATCCAAGGCATCTTAGCCGGTTGGAATTCGGCTCGCAGAAATCGCAGCACTGCATATTTGACCTCCACTCTCAGCGCAGAAAATATTGGCTTTTCTCCTAAAGAAATGGGCTACGTAGATTTTAGCCAATACCTCGCCACGGAAATCAGCCGCGCGATGAACGTACCAAGTTACCTAATTAGCGCGGATATGAATAACTCGATGACGTACCAAAATATTTTAGATGGCCGTAAAGAGTTTGTAGCTTATTCACTACAGCCTTATATCTCAGCTATTGAGGATCGCCTTTCAATGAACGATATTACAAATAGTCAAAATCAGGTGCGTTTCGCGGTAGACGATACGTTTTTACGTGTCGATGCAAAGGATCGTTTAGATATTATCGAGAAAATGCTAAACCTAGATTTAATTGGTTTAGATGAAGCTAGATCGATGGAACAACTCACACCGCTAGGGGATACAAGTGCTACTAACGTTTAATCAAGAAATTCAAGCTGCAGATACAGAGCGCCGTATCGTCTCGGGACTTGTCGCACCATATGGAGAAATCGGCCATACAAGCGCAGGCCCAGTTATGTTTGAGCGCGGCTCCATTACTTACGCTGAAGCTTCACAAATAAAATTATTGATGCAGCACCAACAAGATAAGCCGGTAGGGCGAGCGATTTCGTTTAGTGATTCTACCGCCGGAGTTTATGGATCCTTTCGTTTATCAAGTAGCACCCGGGGACAGGATGCACTTGTGTTAGCGCAAGAAAATCTAGTATCAGGCTTATCCGTAGGGGTGGATGTAACTGCCTCTAAGCCGATGGGAGATTACTTGCTCGTCACGGCTGCAGTCCTGAAAGAAGTATCGCTCGTCGAGAGCGCCGCTTTTAGTAGCGCATCCGTCGATGAAATTATGGCGGCTCGTGCCGCTATTGAAGCTGCCACAAGTACAAAAGAAAAAACTACTACTATTTCTACGACTATCGTAGAGATTGAAACCGAAACAGAAACTGAAAGCGAGGAAGCTGTGACTACAGCCCCAGAAAATACACCGGAGGAGACTCCGGTAGATGCACCGGTCGAGGCTGAAAAAGTCGAGGCCGCTCGTAAGATAATCCGACCATCCGTACTGGATTCACAAAGACCACGTTCGCCTATCGTCTCTATGGCAACTTACACAGAGCACAAAATTAAAGCTGCACTCGGTAGCGATGATTCACGTCTCTACGTAACCGCTGCAGATGATTCTTTCGCTACTAACCCAGCGTTTAACCCAACTCAATACCTTTCAGAGTTTGTAACTAATACACGCTTTGGAACTCCGGCTATCGATGCCTGCTCTCAGGGAACTTTGCCAAATCAGGGTATGACTATTAACGTGCCCTCACTTGTTACTTCAGCTGGTGGAGGTTCAGGCGTAGCGCCAACCGTCACAGTAGAAGCCGAAGCTGGTAACGTATCTAATACAGGTATGGTTACAGAATATCTAACCGGTACAGTAAGCAAGTATGCCGGTATGAATACGATTTCAGTCGAACTCCTCGAGCGGTCAGATCCAAATTTTTATGCGGAATTGACAAATCAGCTTCAGAACGCGTATTTGACTACTATCGATACTGCAGTACTTACAGCTCTACTAGCTGCAGGTACTAACGCTTCAGCTACTACAGCTGATAGCGACGGAGTTATCGCTTACAGCTCACAAGCTGCAAAGCTCATCTATGAGAACACTGGTTACTTTGCTCAGAACTACATTGGTAACGGTGCACAGTGGCAGCTACTAATGAGCGCAACAGACACCACAAAGCGACCAATTTACAACGCGATCCAACCAATGAACGCAGCCGGACAGGTGGGCCCAGGCTCTATCCGCGGTAACGTACTCGGACTCGATCTCTACGTAGATCGTAACTTCGCTCAAACTGCAGTGGATGATAACTCAGCCATTATTTTGGCTCCTGAAGCTTTCACCGTATACCGTGGACCTCAGGCCTATATGTCAGTAAACGTAGTATCGAACCTTCAGGTACAGGTCGCTATCTACGGATTTATGGCAACTATCGCGAAAATGCCTTACGGTATTATTAAGTACGCGAAAATCTAAGCAAGTAAACTAATAGTCGGTAGGGCTCTTAGCCCTTTGAGCCCTACCGGCCTCTTTTAAGATTGGAGTACAGAGATGCCAGCGACTTACGTCACCGAGGCCGAGTTAAGAGCTAACCTCGGGATTGAGAACCTGTACTCAAGCGATATAGTCGAGACGTGCTGCCAAACAGCGCAGGATCTCCTAAATCAATTTTTATGGTTTGCCTCAGCTCCGGTAGTAGGAGTAACGCTACAAAATAACGTAGCTACTGCGATGATTGCTAATCCTATGATTTTTACTACCGGGCAGAGCGTAACCTTGAGTGGATGCGGCTCAACCTTTAACGGCACCTATACGATTACGGGCACAATGCCTTGGAGCACAGGGACCGTAAGCCAAATGCCTAGCCTTATATGGAACCCTTATATGTGGAACTGGCCGGCTGGCTATAGCTTTATCCAATTTACTAAGACAGCGGCAGACGTTAATTTTCAGCGCGTACTACCTTACGGCTCAGCTGTAGGAGCAGATACAAAGACTAACTCCTACGCAACTACCCCGGCTATCCGTGAAGCCGCGATGATCCTTGCAGTAGATATTTTCCAAGCTCGCCAAGTCTCACAAACTGGCGGCGTATCGATTGATGGGTTTAGCCCAAGTCCTTACCGTATGGGTAATTCTATGATCGGCAAGATTAGAGGGCTCATAAGCGGATATCAAAATCCAAACAGTATGGTCGGATAATGCCAGCGCCGATTACTACACTCCGAGCCTCAGTAGCTACAGCTCTAGCTAATCCAAACGTATGGAATACCTACAGTTTCCCACCTCCAACTATTACAGCTAATAGCGTAATCGTGGCCCCAGCGGATAATTACATTACTCCGAGTAATAACACTTATAACACGATAGCGCCTCTAGCTAACCTAAAAATTATTATGACGGTACCTATGCTCGATAATCAAGGCAACTTGAACGGTATCGAGACTACAGCGGTAGCAGTATTTAATAAACTAGCTGCCTCAAATATCGTAATGTTTATTGGCAGTATGTCGGCTCCTACAGTACTTAGCGTACAGAGTGGGTATCT